CAATTCTTACTTCTTCAAGTAACCATAATAATTTGTCAAGTTTAGTCGGTCTTTCCATTTTTTAGTTCCCATATTTCTTCATTAAGTTCTTTTATTTTAATGTATAAATTTTGTATTTGTTTCTGCATTTGTGCAATCTCAAACTGATATAATTCGTCTTTACCTAACCAGTTTTTCTTTAACTCATTTCTTTGTTTTTTTACCTCTTTACTTTCTAAATATTCTAAATCACTTTCATTGATGTGTTCATTAATCATATCCCAATATCCTTTTCTTGAAACCATGATGGTACACTCCTATTTTTCCAAGTCGCAAATCTAGTCTTTTCTTTTATATAGTAGTTCTTATATGCAGCTAAAGGATTATTAGGTATTTTACAATATTCTGGCATACATTGAGGCATCTGTGTAATCTCTGGTGTCATATTAATATTTTGTGGTAACATATTTAAATATGGTATTCTATCTTCTACTGAATGTCTTGTACCATATCTATATGTAAACTCTTTTAATAAATGTTTTAGTAAGTGTAGTAACCAAGAATAATTACCTTTGGTTTCTCTACACCATATCGCAGATGGGTGTTTCGTATGACACGCTAGCATTAGATTCTTATCCATAAAATCCATTGGGTGTTTCCACCTTTTTACATTTCTACCAGTTTTAGATTTACCGACAAACTCTTTTCCGTCTAATAATCTATGTGCAGTTGATAATAGTTGTGCATACTCTACACACATTTTTACAGCGTGTTTATCACAATGTTCCAAAGATGCAATCTTTGGGTCTTCATTAATATAAAATATATTCACATTACCTCCTTCTATAAAAAATGTGTCTACCTATTTTTACTGTTTTTTCAAAATGTCTTGACCATTTTGGTTTAACATAGTCAGCATGATAATACAATGCACCGTCTGTAATGTCAAGTAATGTTTTGAAATTTGTTGAAACCAAACCTTCTGCAAGTACATATAGTTGATTGTATGTGTAATGGTCTTTTATCTCATCTGATTTACCATCACAGTACCAACTGAATTGACACATATGTTTGATAGGTTTTTTTAAACCTTTTTCTTTTAACCACCATTGTGATATTTTTGCATCTTCTATAACACCACAAATAGTATTCGGATATAAATCACTTTTTACTCTGTTTAATACTACATTAGTTACACCTAGAACTCCAGCAGTTCCTTGATTACGAGCTTCAAAATACATATTTTTTGCAAGACAAGTTATTTCTTTTTTGTCAATGTACTTATCATACTTTGCAATTTCCATATATTCCAAAGGTTTTTGTCTTTCTGGTCTAAATATACCAGCCATAACAATAAATGTTGCTAATATTGTTGTGAATACTTTAAAAAACAATCTGTACCCCTCTTCTCTATGTTTGAATTGTAGGGAACGGTCTGGTAATCCAACTTGTTCCCTTACAATTCTGGGTTTATAATAAGTCTTGGTCATCTTCCTTATTCATCATATAAGTGCCAAGACACATAAACCCAATTCCAGCGACTGTGAGGATGGAAAGAGTAGTGAGAGAGGCGTCACCATCAACAGCACCAGCCGCAAGAATACTGAATAAAAATCCAATCATAAAATAAATCATAATATACCTAAAATAAAATGTTAATAATTATTATAATACCATATTATTTTAAAATGTCAACCCTATGCAGATTTTTTATAATCCTTATGATTAACATTTAAAAAATTGTCATCCCAATTAAATGCCTCTTGTACCACTTGTTTTGATAACCCCTTATACTTTTGATGTAATTTCTTATCTTTTGCAAGTATTAAAACTTCTGCTTCACCCTCTTGTAATCCCTCCAACATTTGGACAAACATTGTTTCACATTTAACTTGTTTTAATTTATCATTTCCACCTTTAATAAAATGAAAAAGTTTACTTGCTTCTTGTTCTAATCTTGTGTGTTCAGTTCCCTCTGGTGCATCATTTTTAATAAATGGTACATCACCCTCTGGTAATCTCCACACAATTTTAGGGTCAAAACTAGATTTTAAAACCATCTTCAACCCATCACTTTTGTATTTTCTTAATACATTTATTTTTTTATCTTTAACCTTTGCATTGTTAACCATAGTTAACACTTCATGTATTAAAGGTCTTACAACATCATATGCCATTAAAAATCTCCTAGTTTTTCAGTCAGCTCTTTTAGTCTGTGTTTCATAAAATAAGGTAATATTTTACTCTTATCATTTTGGGTAATTTTATCTACCCACTTATTATATATAAGTTCCCCCAACTCATTTGGTATACTGTCAAAGTCAATCAGTGTTTTGTTCCTTTGATAATTTCTTTTTATCTCACCCTCTGGTATACCATTTTCTTTCCACTCAGTTAATTTCTTTTTTGTTATTGGTCGTTGTCTTAAATCCTCTACAAAAACTGTATCTTGTGATAAAACATTTGGAACTCCATCACCTTTATCACCTCTAATAATATGTTCAAATTTGTAGTGTTCTGGGTTCGCATCAACTACATACTTTTTCAAAGTCGGTGAATATTGTTTTATATTTTCTTTTTGATGTAGTTGTATAAAATCTTTATCACCAGATATAATTAATATATCCTCATACAAATTTGGTGTAGAAGAAATCTTATTTGATAAAATCGCAATAATATCATCAGCCTCTGCACCATCTATTTTTAAAACTTTATAAGGGAAATTTTCTTCTAACTCATTTTGAATTTTAGTTAGTATGTCAAATAACTCATTCCAATCTAAACTACTTTCACTTCTTGCCTTTTTACGATTTTGTTTATAATAAGGAAAGTAATCTTTTCTCCAACAATGTTTGTCGTCATAACAAAGCACCAATTCACCATAATCGTTAGTGAATTTTGTTTTATATGACCTCAAGGAGTTTAGTACCATATGTCTTACTAAATCCTCACTCAAAGGTTCTTCTTTTATCTGTATCATCAAATTACTAATTGTAACTTGATTCATATCAACTAATATCATTTATTCTTTTTTTTGTCCAGAGCTTTTAAAAACTTGGATATCAATTCCATTTTAAATATTGTGTTAGTATTACCCTTTTTATCTTTTTCTTGAACCATAAACTTATCAACTAAAGGTTGCATTTCGTGATTAATATCTAAGTCTCTATAAATAGAACTCTTGATTGATTCAATAACAAAAGATAAATCTTTTATAAATGTTGGGTCATTAACTTTCAATCCATTATCATTTAATGAATGTACTAATTGTACTATTAAGGCTTCAGTAAGTTGGTCTGCAAAAGAGATATCCTCATTAAGTCTTAATAAGTTCTCATCTGGTTTAACTACTTTTCTTTTACCCTTAAATCTTTTAGGGAATTTAATTATATTATCGTTTTTCTTTTCCATAATAATATTTATGTCCAATAATTTATTAAACCAACAACTGATATAATAAACCCAACTGAGTTTAATAGTATGATAGAACCGTCTTTCCAAAAATATCCCACACTAACCCAAACAATACTTCCTATGGTCATAAAGTATAGATTTAGTGGATAGATATTAAAAGATGTAAAACATAAGCCTATCAACAATAGGATAGAACCAAACCATTTTAAACCTCTAACTTCCCTAGTTTCTCTTTCTTTCTTATACATCTTCTTGTACTTGCAGCCTTCTCTTTTCTTTTTCTTTCGTTCCTTGTTTCGTAATATTCTCTTTTACGAAGTTCATTGAACATATCTTCTTTTTGTAGTTTCTTTTTCAGTTTTCTAATTGCCTTATCTACATTTCCATTTTCTACTGCAATAGCAGTACCAGGCAATCTTTTCTCTGGTGTTCTTCTCTTTTTATTAAATCTATGTACTTGTTTGAATCTCATACATATCCTCCATTAATTGATTTGTTACTTCTGCTTCATATTGGTCAACACCAGTAAGAAATGCATTAATATCTGTTATTGATAGTTTTGTAATATCCGAAACATCTGCACAAGACATTACATAGTCTTGAACATGATTTGGAATATCTTCGTGTGAATTATAAAAAAAAATCATAATTTAAAATTGTACCTTTCTATCTCACTTTTAATCATTTCAGAATAATGTTTAAGATAACTTACTCCAGAGTCATTAATGCCGTGTTTTTCTGTATTATTAACTTTTTCATTCATCATCTTGACAATCTCTGAAAGATTTTCAATAGCGAGTTCTTTGTTAGTTTTTATTTCTTTCCATTCCATAATCATATATTACCATAAAAATTAATATTGTCAACCCTAATTTAAAGTTTCTACTAACTCACCATTTTCTATTTTAACTAATCTAACTAATTGACCAAAGTTTGTTTTGAAAACTTCTACTAAATTATCATAATCTCCAGACATCATTTCTTTGACTATTGTGTCAATCTCATCTTTTGATAAATCTAATTTAACTCCTAAATATTTTGCCTTTCTCATCAATGCAAATGCATTTCCGTCTGGGCCGTTTAAATTTACTTCTACTTTATATTCCATTATATTACCTCTTTTAAATTAAACTTACTTGTAAGAATATCTCTTACTCTTTCTCTGTCAAGACTATCTCCATAAAATGGCAAAGAATCATCACTTCCAATATAGTGAATAGTTGCAGTTTGAATTTGACTTACAGTTGCACCCATATCATAGATACCATTTTTACCATAAAAATCATAAACATAACTTACAAATTCATTCATTGTTTTTGCAAATTTTAAACTCTTAATAATATCTTTTTGTTTCATATTTTTTTTCTCTCTCTCTTTATTGTTTATATTTCATTCTCTATACGAAACCATTCTAGTTCAGTATCTAAATTGTTTAGTTTACATAGATTATTAAATTCTTCTTCGTAGTTACCGTCTGGATAATTACCTGCCATGTTTGCTTGATACGAATTAAATAAATCTTCTAATTTATGTTTTAATATCACACTATCTTTATATGTAACACTCAATTCTTTATTTTTATTAAGTGATTTTAAAATTTCTAATTTATCTTTTAATGTCATAATTTACCTTTCTTTTTTGATTATAATTAATAGTACCATGTTCTTAGAACAATGTCAAGTCTTTTTTTAAAAAAAATATTAATATTTACTCCAATAATCGTTCCACACATAATTTGCAATCCAATTTAAATCATCATCACTCCAGATGTTTTCGCATTTGTCTTTTGCAATACCTAAAAACTCTTCAAATACTTCACATTCTTTTATATCATTTTCGTCTACATTACTATAAAATCTATCTACTAGATTGTCCATATGGTTGTCAGTTATATTTGCGATTGTCATTTTTTATCCTTTCTTTT